TACTAGCTATGAAGCGCGGCCCTATGGACTTAACTCCGTATAGGCGTCGTCAAGATTTAATCCTACAGGGTGGGCAGCAAGCTACTGCGTACGAAAGTATGAAGGCTAATCAGCGACAAGAAGCTGAAATAAACCGCCTTCGTAATCAGTCATTTAGTCCACGTCAAGTAGGTGTATCTATAGGTCAAGGTCAGGGCCGTAATTTTCCTAGTGGTCAATATGCTAACATTCCTGGATTATTTGGTAAATTCATCAATGAAATTGCTAGACGAGAATCTGGTGGTAGGTACTCCGCAGTTAATCCAGATTCTGGCGCTATGGGTAAGTATCAAATCATGCCTGGTAATCTTGGAGGAAGAGGTAGTGGGTGGGATTACGCGGCATTGGGTTATGATGTATCTCGTAGCCAGTTTATGTCTAGCCCTAAGATTCAAGAAGCAATTGCTCAGTATCAGCTTAGAAAATACTATAACGCTTATGGTCCTTGGGGTGCTGCTGTAGCTTGGTATGCAGGGCCAGGAGCTTTAAAGTACAGTCAGGCATCATTACGTAGGCGACAAGGAAAATACTCTAGTATCGCTACCTATGCAGATTCAATCATGAGTAGATTGGGGTATTAATGTCGGATCAACAAGTTATGCCAGGTTCTGTGATTATTACTCCCACTAAGATGTATGAAGAAATGCAGGACATTGGCAGGAAGGTTGATCATTTATCTTCTGTTGTTGATCCTGCATTAAATAAGCTTAGGGAGGATATTATTGCGGGCCGAGGAGAACATGCAACAATCCAAGCTGAGATTAAAGTAGAAGAAAGTGAACGTAAGGCAGATGTCTACAAATTAGACTCTAGGATTAGGATAGTGGAAAATTGGCGCTGGTTTGTATTAGGTATTGCTGCCGTTATAGGACCAGCTGCTAGTATTTTAGTGTCTCTTGTTATTGAGAAGTGGTAGATATGACAGAAACTTCTGGGCCAGTTGAGACAAAAGTTAAAGCAGCCACTATTGGTGCAGGTGCTGGTACTGTTATTTCAACTTTCCTTGTATGGGGATTAGATGAATGGGTTTGGAAAGCTGAAGATGTTCCTGATCCAGTACAGGGAATGATTTATTTCTTAGTATCTGCTGGTTTAGCTTTTGTAGCAGGGTATCAAGCTAAACACACAGCGTGATAGAAATAGGGCCTTGACATCCTCGTGTCAAGGCCCTATTCTTGTACTATGAGGAGTATTGGGCAATGGGCTAGAGAGGGAGTATGTAGAGAACAATATAATACTTTTGATACAAGTCCTAGAAAAGCTAAAAGATTATGCCGAACATGTCCAGTACGCGCTGAATGTTTATTGTATGCTTTGGTTTATGGTGAAAAAGGTATATGGGGTGGTACTGATGACGAGCAACGACAAGCTATAACTAATTCGAATGCACAGTTTCGTCAGACTCTAATAAAACAGGCGTTAGATCAAGGTCTGTATGAGACTCGTTATTCAATTGCTCATGATTTCGACTTTGCTGTTGCTCGGCAATCTCAAGCAGAACTTTTAGCGCCTCTGGGGGAATTGAGTATTCAACCGGAATTTTAGCCCTACGCCACCGTTCATCGGCTGTGCGATATGGGTTCCATTCTATGCCAATTTTACGGAGAGATTTAACTCTACAACTGTTGGAACAATCAGACACATATTTATAGGTTGTGAGAAAACTGCCTCCGCAGTTACCACATTCCTTAATAGCAAAGGCACTAGGCTTTTCTAGAAACAGGTGAATTGCCTGCGCTTGCCGTAACTTGTCATCTTGTTCCTCGGCATCACGAGTGGCTCTAATTTCCTCAACTGTTTTACCGAGGAGTTGAGCCATTAATTCGTCATGCCTACGTTGCTTCGTAGTTTCTTTCATGGACTAATCTCTTTTGGTTCAGATTCTCCATGAACTATAACACTATGTTTAGCATACATATTAACAAAGACTTCGCTCTCAATGTTACATAATGTTTGCCAACCATTTGGGCATTTAAACTGTAAGATGTGCATGTCTATTGTGGGTATATAGACTAAACGAGTTACGGGATCATATACAGATATTATTGTTTCAGACTCAGGTGGTGATTCTATAAGATATATAATGTAATCTTCCTCTTCCATCATACCGTTAACTTTTTCACTCCTTCCTTAATTAGATACCATTCTCCATGATTATAAGCGGAGAACTGATGCGAGATGTCATGGCTCATTTTTTTATCATCAATGCCAGTTAGTAATCTAGCTTGGGTTAAGATATGAGCCATTTGTTTTACCAATCTACGGTGGCTACCAATTGCCCAGCCCTCAATGAGACCAATAGCCTCAGATGCGTGCATCCTTTGACCAGCTTGGTCGCCAGCTTTGTTAGGATAGAGAATAAAGTCTTCAACGATAACAGTCCTTACAGTGTCAGGTATATCTCTTAATACGGCCTGTAGCTCTTCTTTAGTGTGTGTCTGTCCCATTCCATGATTTTGACCTTCTTCGGTCCAGAAAGCATAACCTGTATGTTTTCCTGGATCGAAGGCTACGTACGCCAAAGTGACATCGGCCATGATAATAGATTCTCCACAATAGATATATTCTCCGCTTCTACCATATCTCTGACCGTTGACCGATCTTCATATCTACAGAGTGAACACCAGTCTCTAACAATATCATGAATACATAATTCAGCCAAGACCATTTCGTAGACCCCTAGCCTTAGCAATCTGGCAGCAAACCTCAGACATCTTTAACATAAGCTCAACAGGTACGTTTTCTGGTGAGTCGTAGCGTGAAAGGCGTTCTTTAGCAAGATAATACCACTGCTCTGCTTTATCAATAAACTTATCTGTACGTTCTCTATATTCACGCTCTTTACGGTACCATTCTGCTTGTTCTGGGGACTGAGTAGACTCTTTGTCAGTCTCCATTTGTTTTACTGCTTCATAGTCATCTTTAGGCATTATGTTCCCCACTTGTGGAAGTCTACCTTAAACTTGACACCAAAATTTGGTCTGACATCTTCCATGATTTGTATAATCTGTGGACCGTAGATTATCTCCTTACCTTTAGGAATCTCAAAAACAATAGAGTCGTGAATTTGTAGCACCATGCGGCAATCTGCTGGGAGTTCCTCATCTAATCTCAGCATTTGCCGCTTTACTATATCGGCGGCTCCTGACTGAACTACAGCATTAAATGCTTTATGAGCTTCGAGGCGCGGATTTTGAAAGTGGCGTCTACGGCCGGTCCAAGTTCGGATAAATCCTTGATTAATAGCCGCTCTTGCAGCAAGCTTCGTCGCTTTCGCGAGTCCTGGATAAGTATTAAAGTAATTGTCTCTGATTCGCGTGGCTCTGGCCGGCGGAACATTAAACGCCTCAGATATTCGCTTGACACCGGCTCCATATTGTAAGGAGTAGTTGAGTGTCTTTGTATCAAATCGAGACATTGCGAGAGCGACCGACATCTCAGTAAAAATGTCACGTTCGGGATCGTCAAATATTGCGATAAGATCGTCTTGGTGTCCATATGCCGCGCCCAAGCGAAATTCCAATTGTGCATAGTCAGCTTCCCATAATCCGCAGTCTTCTTCGGGGATAAATCCTTGCTTTACATCTTGCGACCAAGGCTTGTCGGAGACTTTGGGAATATTCTGTCCGTTAGGTGAGTCACATGAAAGTCTTCTGGAATTAGTACGGTGGAGGTTAAAATTCGGCCTGATTCGTCCATCAGGACTAACGTGGGTGAGGTAGGATTTCCAGTACGTCGATACCGCCTTATTGTAGCCACGGTACTCCAAAACTAACTTAGCTACAGGGGATTGGCTTCTTTCAAGCATAGGCTCATAAATTTCCATAGCCTTTTTATCGAACGACGGTTTACCAGTTTTAGGCGATGTTTTTACAATAGGCAACCCCAGATCATCAATGAGTAATTTCTTAAGGTCAGTATTAGAGTTTGGATTCATACCTAATTCATTCTGTATTTCCTGTAGCCGCTTCTCTCCTTCCTCAATCTTCCGTTCAGCCAGTTTAAGATCAACCTTGATACCATTAAGCTCGATCTTATTAAGCAAGAGCATGAACTTCTTGTCGTATTCTAATCTCTTACCATTGGTTTCGTCTTCTGCGAGGTAGATGGGCTCATAATGACCCATAATAGGCCGAAGAAGACTAGCGTCAATACTAGCATACTCAGACATAGAACTAGGAGGCATACCATCCCAGCCCAATAGCTTAATACAGTTATCAAAGTGCTTGTCCCTTGCTTTACCTGGTAATCCTAATTCCCGTGAGATGTAATCTAGTCTGTAGGAGAGTTTGTTCTCATCGCAGTCATGGACCAATAGCATGGTGCATCGAAAATTGAGTCCTGGAACTTGTATTCCAAGGGACTTGAGCGCAAGCGCGTCATGTCTATAATGATGGGCGACAATTTCATGCTTACCCTCTTGAATAAGGTCTCTAATTCCGTCTCTGTAAGAAAAGCTAAGGTTGTCGGATTTATGTCTGAAAGGGAAATAGTACGAATACCCAAACTCTCCATCAATTGAAAAATCGATTGATGTCCCAATAGCGTGACCGCGTTCATCTTTGAGAGTTTGTCCATTGCTCTCAGTGTCCAGATACAATCGTTTGACAGATGGTAGTCTCGCCAAGTTAAGAAATGTTTTGAATTCTTCATCATCTTGTGCCTCAATACCTGCCTTGGAAGTCTGTAATAGGCGGTTCTGGTTTAGAATCTTCAGACTCTTCGTCATCATCCTCCTCAGTTAAGCCGCGCATAGAGACTTCCTCAAAGGACAAGCCCTTAGCTGTTCGGACAATGTTAATAGTCTCTGGCTCTGGTGCCAGGCGGACCTTAAGATAGATTAGTTCAGTCTCAGCCGTTCGTTCATTGTACCACATACAAAGTACGGTAGTAGCTGTGGCACCGATCCAGTAGGAGCCGAACATATCATCAATAGTCTTGGGCTTCTTATTACCGACAGTGGCCTTACGATTATGGTGGATGAAGACGACAGAACAATCATGCTCAATCCTAAGGTGATCAGCAAAATCCATAACAGCCTTGGTATTAACTTCATCCAAGCTTTGCATAGTAGTCTTAGATAGTGAATCGAATACTACGAATTCAGGCTTTTCTTTTTCTATTAGGGCTACGATCTTCTTCTTATCAGCATCCTGATCAAAGTAAAGACCGTGACCAATAGGCACAACTTTAAAGTTTTCATGAAGTAGTACACGCTGTTCATCTGTAAGGACTGAATCCATTGTGTCTTGAAAAGTTTTAACTTCCGCGACACCCATTTCCATAGAAACAAGAAGAACCTTTCTAGGCTTGGTTATCTGGTTGTTAAGAAATGGCTGTCCTGTAGCTAGATGAATTAATAGCTGCATTGCATAGGACGTCTTACCTACACCTGGTTTTCCCCAGACTACCATAAGTCCTTGGCGTTGGAGAATACCCGGCAATAGCCAGTCAATATGAACCTCTAGAGCCTTAAGTTCAGTCCATGAGAAAACTTGTAATTCCTCAAGGGCAACTTCTGGGTCTAGAGGATATTTATGTCTAGCTCTATTTAATAAGCCTAGCAGTCTGATGTGCTGATCTTTGCGCTTTGAGAATTTTCCCCAACGATCATCTGCTTGCTTAAGGATGGAGAAAGCTTCTTCATCAGTCATGCGCATTTCTGCACAAATATAAGCAAGACGCATTAAAGCAGATGAACGAGTACCAGTCTCCATAGTCTTTTTACGGAAGAATCTTGCATCCTCCGCAGACCATTTATACCTAAAGATTACATCTAAAGCTTCAGGAATATTCTCAAGTTGTATCTCTTCATTTACGAGTTGCTTAGGTGGTTTTAAGCTGGAGAAATCCTCGTCACCGTACTGGCTTGCAGAAATTGATAGGATTCGTACAACTTTACCACGTTTATGATTATGTGTCCCAGGGGGTCGTAAAATTTGGGTGGCATCCCAAGCACTCGTATCTGCTTGCAGCCGATAAGCAATTGCTTTGTTCCTGAGTTCAATTTTGGCGTAATCTGTCTCGAAGTAATCAAGGTGCCAGTAGTAATGTTCGTGCCCTTCATTGGAAGATCGGACACGCATAGTAGGGTGTGGTATTTTGTCACCAAGTATACCTTTAGTTGGCTCATTACCATCAAATTCTGTCCATAGTACCTGAGAACCTTTAATGTTTTCTTTAGAGCAAACTGTTGGCTCTTTATAGAGGGCTGGCCCATAGTAGCATTCTTTGTGGGGAGTGCTACTTAAGACGTGTTTAATGAGGTCTTTACGCTCTACCGGCCACTGAAAGAAGTATGTTTCCCACTCATCATCTTTCTTAGTCTCACCAATAATCTTGGTGGGAGCATATACATAGCCAGTCTGGCCTTCCCACATGAACTCAAAGAACTCATTTAATTCAACGTCTGGCCGGAGGCTTGTTACACCTTCCGACAATTGATACCCCCTCTCCAATTAAATAGGAGTCGCATAGCGGGGAATAACTACACGACTCCTATCATACTACTACGTCAGTCAAGACAGCTTGCTATCAATTGACTGTAAAGTTTTCGAAATATCGATGAGAAGTCTTGTATGATTATCAGATTCTTGCTTGAGTTCGCCTAACATTGTATTTGTGGAAGGAGAACCATCACCGTCAATACTTGCGTTGTAAAGCCAGTTTAGCCTGGCGGATTCTGCTCCAGTCATATCTCCATCATCCTTCGTACTAACCATTGCTTGTGCATATCCCAAAATCTTAGAAATATTGATAGCCCCGGTATCACCATGAGTGTTTCCTGAGGCGTGCATATGAGCTAAGATTCCAGTATAAGCATCGAATTCGGCACTAGACATTCGTTGTTCAGCATCTTGTGCCGCTGTTTGGGGATATGCGTACCACTTAGGCACGGCCCTAATAGGGAGTTCCCACTCCATGTTTAAGAATGCAGCAATCTCAGCAATTTTGCGGAGAGTCCAATCGTCCATGTTGGGGGCATTCTTAGCAAACCAGCATATCTCAACCTGGACGATGTTATCTCTGTTCTCTCTTACAGGCGTATTAGTTGGGTCTCTTAATGCTCGTGCAGAACCGTTTAATGGGAAGTGTTGCCTAACTTGCTGGACGTGTGGATTGACAGTTAATGTTGGAGCGGAATCACCACCGCTATATCCCGGCCACCCTACTGTTTCTGTTGTGTGAAGCAACAACTTGGAAATCTGAGGCATGGTGAAATTACCCTGCCCAAACCATTGTGCAGTGCGATTAGCTCCTGGAAAATAAATAGCATGTGTCATAGACTAACCCTTTGTGCTAATATCCACATTCATAATAATGAAGACAAGAAGTGCAATGGCTGCCAATACTAACACGACAGTAACAAGGATGCCATTATTGGTCCATCCACGTTCCTTCATTGCTACGTCCTTTCTAGAACGGGTGCCGGGTAAGTTAGGGTCATAACTTACCCGGCTGGGCGTCCAACCCGAAGATAGGTACTTATGTTTCCCTATCGCTGGGGATTAAGGACTCGAACCTTAACTAAGAGAGCCAAAATCTCTCGTGCTGCCTATTACACTAATCCCCATATGCCCTGCTAGTATCGCCAATCCCAATTCAGACCATCAGGCTGTTGTGCATATGATACACAGCAGATTTGATCATTGTCCATTACATGAATACCGCCTGGATGCCATTCACCATCATAAAAAATCTTAGTGAAAGTTTGAGCGCCTAGTCCTTGTCCAATGGCTACGGACTTGCGGTGATTACTAGCAATGGTGGAGTAGAAGCAGGTACTAGCCATCGAGTCCGCAGTATTGATATACATATTGACATTGGCGTAGTAATTGCCATCATAAGTAACTGACTTCCAACTACAGGGTCCACCTGGATAATCTGAACCAAATACATCAATAGTTTCTCGTTCCCAGAAGCTGGCGCAGTTATTGCCATCTTCATAGTAAAGATAGCCATCATTCATCTGGTAGTCCCATTGCTCTGCCATTACTTGCAGGGCAAAAGGTGAATGGTTATCTACACAAACCCAAGGGACAGGTCCTCCATTATGCCAATCACGCCAGCGCGCTTGATCCCAATAAGGATGAATAACTTCTGCTGTGATCTTAGTTGCAACAGTTGGTACCTCAGCCGCATTACTTGTTAGTGTTGATAATCCGAAAAAGGCAACTGCTACAGTGAGAATAAGTACAATTTTATTCTTCATTTTTCTCCTCTAATGGAGCAAGGTTACAAGCAATTGCAGCATTGCTCCACATTGCCGCCTCTTGAATAGCCGTTAAGCAAAGACTCTTCTCACGGCCTTCGGGAAGAGTTTCATTAACCCAATGTGCTAGATCAGTGAATGCCTCACGTGATTCTTCGTGTAAAGGCCGTGTCTGATTTGTGGCAGGATGGAATCCAAATCGGTTGTTAATTTCTCGCTCGCTAACGTACTTAGTCATCTTTCTCCCTTTCTAGTTTTTAGACTATTGTAGGTGGCCTAGCGCGTATATAATCCAAGCCCGTGATCTTCATATATACTAGGTCCCAGCCTACAATAGTTTGTCTCTACCTTCGGGGAATTAACCAGGGCGCCGAGGTAGTGCCGGTGACGGGATTTGAACCCGTAAGTCTAAAGACGGAGGATTTTAAGTCCTCTGCGTTTGCCTATTTCGCCACACCGGCTTGTGCACTAAAAGTAAGAGACTATGTGTTGCGAAGACTTTATTGGATGTAATCAGCCCAACATCCCATCACACAGTTCTTATATTGGCTGTCGGCCTCACTTTTAGTGCTGCTACAGGGCAATAGTTTTTAAGCCTTCCGTTAAAGCTATGGAAACCTTTTGGGGTCCAGACAGGTCTTATCCCCTACCCGTAGCTCCCATTATCCCGGCAAAAGCATAAAGCTGGATAATGGGTTCTTTTCCCCATGAGGGGGAAAAGTCTTAGAACGGTGGTTCCTTTACGCTAAAGGGTCGTATTCATCTGCTTCTGTATCAGGATCAATTAATTTAACACCACGAACATTCTCACGATTTTCCTTCCCATGAACCATAACGATATCCATAGGAGGAAGTTCCAAAAGCATCTTAGGTTTAATTTGGTTCATCTCAGTAGTAGCGAAACCAAAGTCTCGCATACGCTGCTTAATGAACGACATCTGGCGCATAGAGGAAGTCTTAAGTCTCTGATTAAAGTTCTCCCCATTATTCATGTCTTCCTCAGAAGAGAAGCCCTTAAGTTGCCACTTAAATGGGAAGGTCTTAAACTCTTGAATCCTCTGACCATCAAACTCACCACGAATAATCGTGTAAGTAATGGAAATTGCGGGATTGCCAGCGTTAGTCTTACGCCTTACAGCCTCGGTAATCCTGCAACGATACGTGTCGTCCGGCTTAAAGAACGGATCGTCTTGGACTTCCTCAAAATCAATATCTCCCCAGAGATTCTCATCATCACTTTCGGCTGCATTAGAGCCGTATTCCAGATCAGCTTCTGTCATTGTTCCATTCCAAACGATTCGAGTTCATCAGAAGTAACACCTTCTGCGGGATCATTAAGTTCTGGCTCCACTAATACACCACCCTTAGCTTTCCAGTCGGCAATGATCTGCCGCAAATCTGGATTGGGAATTACTAAAGGCAATCCACCAATCCTAGTTTTTGCTTCAACATTGTGAGTAGGGTGAACTTGTAAGTATCTTGCATACCGCACTGCTTTTTGCTCATTAATTTTTGCATCGGCCTTCATATAGCCGACCATTGTCGTGAAACCTGAAATAGCAGCTAATACCTCCGGAGGAAATCTAGGAGCGACCTTTACGATAGTATCTGGATTATCCTTGGCACGGTAGTAACGAACGTGTGCAGTAGCAATAACGTTAACTGGCGCTAGGAACAGCTTTAGAAAAGCGACCCTTGCTCGAAAGGCGTCCTGATTATAGACGCCTCTCATATGGTTCTCAAAATCGAATCTCTTACTCTCTTCGAGCTTAGACTTCTTTTCAATTTGAACTTTAGTAATGAGGTCTAGGTCAAGGTAAACCATATTACTAGCAGTATCAATAACAATAGTATCAAAGTGTTTGAAGTCTTTATGCCCCTCCATGAAAGCTTGGGCAATAGCTTCTAGTTGACTAAAACCTTTATAGTTCATAAGCTTAATGCGCCCTGTAGCCAGGTCTGTTGCTAACTCAGGATGGTTATACAGGGACTCATGACCATTAGGATCAGCTATAAGTCCTAGCCTGTATTCTCCAACTCTAAATGCCTCTGTAGTTTTAGTGCTACCAGGTTCACCATAAATCATAATCTTAGCTAAACGTTCAGAAGGGTCGAAGAAATCCTTTGCTAAAGCATTAAGCTCACTAGGAGTAAATTTATGGACGTTGGGATCACGGTCTGCATAATTAGCCATTTAGCCTACCCAATCATGGAGACATAAAGGACAGAAACTTCTAGCAAACTTTTTAGCACTACCAGTTGCTCCTACTTCTTTCATAGACAGCAAATGTTCGTCGATAATTTCTCCTGCTGAGATATATGCATGTCCGCATTCAAAGCATACATAGGTGCCTTTTGGACATAACTCAGTTTGTCCATGAATATAGCAGTAAGTTTTACGCAGCGTCGTCTTTAAGGTATCCATAGGAACGCTTCTTATACATAGTGTTCATAGTTCCACGAATATTGATCCCATTGTCCATCATCTGGCAGGGGTCTTGGAATGGGCAACTGCGACAAACCATATCATTTCTTACAGGTACTGATTCCTTCATCTGTAGTTCAGGGTCTAGATTTTTACGCTCAATAATTCTTTCACTGACAATCATCTGTTGCTCAATAGCAGACTGGCAGCGAGTAGGTGTAATGTCGGTATCATCTTTCTTAAACAGATCAAGATTATCCTTTTTCTCAATCAAGTGCCCAGCAAAACGAGTTCTAAATTGATTCAAATAAGCTTGGGAAACAGGGATGCCAGAGTATTGAATAGTTGGTACATACTTAGGCATCTGAGGATTAAGCTTAAGCATAGCAGGAGTCTTAAAATCGTAAGTAAATTTATGGTCCATAAGCACTATGTTACCAAGTTCCTTACCCTTCTTAACCTTAAGGAGTAAGTCGAGGCGCATAGCGTACCAAT